CTGAACCTCCGTTCATCATCAAATAAGGGTTCAAACCAGCTTCCTCGAGACGTTGACGTTGAGCAGAAGCAGTGTTATAAGCGTTCTCCTTATTCCACATATTCTCCTGCCAATTACGCTGCTGTATCGCCATACGTTCGTTAAACTGGTTATTCATCTGATTGATTTTATAATTCATCCGGTTGGTCTCCTGGACATTCTGTCTATTCTGCGAATTTTGAATAGAAGAAGAACCAATACCAAGAAGACCACCAGCGATTGAACCAAGAAGACCCATTATTCAGAAGAAGCAGCACCAGCGGAAGCAGCAGCCGCTTTTTCTGCTTCTTGTTTAGCAGTTTCAGAATCAATCAATTCTTGAGCTTGAGATTCAAGATTTTCAGCATAAGCAGACAACTCTTTAGACCAAGCAATAATCTCAGAGGGAGACTGAATATGACGAGAACGAACCGTTGCCAAAAGGTCATCATCAGACATCTTGTCCATAATCTGCTGAATCTGAGAAGCAGACTGTTTGCTTTGTCCGAACTTGGAAGCAACAGCAAGACCAGCACGGGAAGCCAAATCTTTAGTATGAAGAATCAAACGAACATCAGAGGTATAACGAACCGGACGAGTTTCATCCGTTTCATCAATTTCCACACGAAGCTCTTCAGTACAATCAAACTCAGGAGCAACAGCAAAAGCATCAGGTTCAACATTAGGGATAAGTCCACAACCTTGTTCCAGACTTTCCAAAGAATTAAATTTTCCTATCATAATCAAAACAAAAAATTAGTAAGGTACACCATCACGAGACAAATTACGGGCAACATAGCAACCGATATAAGAGTTAACCAATAACTGGTCAGTATCCCAAGTAGAATCAGCAGCAACACCAAAAATAGGGTCAAGAACAGAGGGATTAACCTTGAAGAACTTATAATTCAAGACAACACGAGTGTTCTCATTAACATCACCTTCCTGGTAACCAAAACCGAACCAGCCAGAAAGAAGAGATTCGGTAACAGGAGAAACCCAAGATTTGAGAGTAGTGGTAAACGCACCATTGATGACATCAAGTTTTGTTTTCCAATTGAAATAACGAGGATTATAACCTGCATTGAACAAATTGACAATAGAGGCTCTTGGAGAATTGAAAATCTGCGTCATAGGAAGAACTTCCATACCAATATTATCAAACTCAGGAATCGGGAGAGACTCAGCATCAGTTACAAGCAGCTGACCGTCTTGACCAGTAATAGTATAATCAAGCAAAGGAACAGCATGATAAATACACATAACGACACAATGCTCATCGGTTGTATAAGTAAATGAACCATTACCAGCACCGACACCCTTACCAGCAATAACAGCAGTATCACCTTCTGCAGCAAGGTTATTATTCACAACCTCACTGATATCAAGATTACGGGAGATACCACCGATATAAGTACACATGTTGGAAAGAGCTTGGGGCAAATTCACACCAAAATGTTTACGAATCTGTTCACGATAATCACTATCGCCAGACTGACTGATTTCTTTCCAGCGTTGAAGAGCTTCAGCTTGGCGAAGCGCAAGAACTGAAAATTGAGACTGCAAAGCAGACAAATCAGAAATCAAAGGAGATTTAAGAGCAACAGTAGAACCAGAAGTAACACCTGGAGTGCTCAAGCCAGTAGAACTATTATCAGTAGTTAAAGGAGCATTAGTAACCGCAGAAATAAATCTACCATCAGTAGTTCTAAAACCAGCTTTTAAATCACCGTCAGGCAACTCAAGATTAATTACAGCAACGTCACCAAACTGGGAATTCGGGAGAACACCCATCAACATATCCTTGTTCCAGTTGCAATATTTGAGGTCAAACATTGTATCTGATTTCCAATAGTCAGAACCGAATGGAGGAAAAGAAGAAAAAAAATTTAAAGAAGTACCAGTATAATAATCAACATTATAAGAAGAGGGATTCGAATTTTCCCACTGAGACCATCGGAAAAAATCTTGATAAATCTTTTGATAAGCAAGAAGAGGGAAAATATTTACATAATTATTTTGAATATATTGCTGAGTATAATTAGCAGAATCATCAGTCCTTTTCAAAGAAGTAGACCACCAACGAGAACCCATAGGAGTAACGTATTGAGCAATATTACCATATCCAAGATAATTGAATAGTTTATAAGCCAAATCAGAACGATTAAAGCCAAACATACTCTTATATCTTCCAGGATCAGCCGGATTAGCATTATTCACAGAACCCATATAAAGAAGAACATCAGAAAGCCTATCAAGAGTTATAGAGGGTAAATACGTACCAAGAGACAAATTTTGTGTCAAAGACAAAGCTTGAATCTGGTTGACATCCTGCATTTGAGTTAATACAGACGGAGCAGACTTCCAAAGAAGACGCAACGGAACGGCATAAAAATCAAAGTATTCACGCAACCGAGTATAAGCAGAAGTTTCAACGGGCTGGGTACGGGTGAAATACTCAACGTTGAACTTATACTTATCTCCAGGCATAGAAATATCCCAATAGACGGGAAGAAGCTCACCAACTTTTGCAGTAAATGCATTTTTACGTCCAATATCAAATCCAGAACGGTGAGGATGATTCTGGAGATTAGACATTCCAGTGTAAGAAGCCATAAAAAAAACATTTTAAAATTAAACATTATCAGTTCTGATAAGAAAAAATACCAAACGAATCATTAACCTTCTTGTGTTTAACCTTATCTCGACATTTCATCAATGCCAAAGCAGCCAAACGACGAACAAGAGGCAATTCATGGTAAGGTTTTTCCTTATCGCGAACAGTTCTATTATAACGGAAAGAATAATTACGAAGCTCAAAGTCTACCAAGTCCTTATCATTGGAATCTTCCAAGGTTTGACAGAAATCTACGAGACGGTTGTAATCATAACGATTCCAAAAATCAACTATTTTCTCAGAGATTATTCGCAAAAATTTCTCTCGACAGAAAAGTTCTCCTCCAGGAGTGCCGCTGGACCAGAAGAGTTCTGAGCATCCGTCTGCTGAATATGTTCGAATAAACTTCGAAATTCCGAGAAAAAAGCGATATACGCGGGAGAGACGATGAGTAGTTTCCAAATCAACACCATCGTACAAACGACATTCAGAAAGAATGAGAACATCACTATGCGGTAAACGTTCTTTAGGCGCAAGAATATTTCGTTCGTCATTTCCTTTTCCATAATTATCTACATAATTTAAATACTGTTTACAAAAAGACAAAATACTTTGCTTGGAACTTTCGCCAAACGGATCACATCCTATATCAGCACATCCGCTACGAATGACTCGTTCGGGCGCTGTGAACGCAGCAAAAAGTAACTGGTAAATACTCGATGGAGATTTACGAATAGCGTCCGAAAATCGGGGGAATAGTCGAAGGAGATACGGCCATGTAGGTTTAATTGTGCGAAAATAGCCATCGCGCTCAACGCAGACTCCATCAAGGCACTTATCGGCAACTGTGTCAATTTCGGCAATTCGTACCTTTCGAGGAAAGAGATTTGATTCTGTAAATCCAATGGAATGGAAGGATTTAGGTCGCACCACTTTTGGCATTTGAGTATAAAAGTCGGGTAAAGCGACAAAGCTATTAACATACGACGCAACATACGAAGCTGCGAATCCTCTCGAGAGTGACGCATCACAACGACCGTAAGACCAAGCTTTAGATACATTTTCAAGAACAGTTTGCGAGAATCGGTCGGAATTGGAAAACAATAACAAATGCCAATGCGGGCGGAAGCTGGTAGGACCGTATTCTGATACAGCGTAGTAACGTAATTTTTCATCCGGGTAATAACTTCTTAAACGTTTTAAAAACAAGTCAAGGTCACGATTACAGACATAAGGAATCCTATTGGGGACATTATGCTTAATCTTTCCAAAAATAGACAAAAGCTCCTTAGATTTCATGCCACAAGTAAACCGAACTTCAGGGTCTTTAAAAGTGCGTTCGACGGTAGAATTTTTCAACTTAACAGAAGAGGAAC